TAAGGAAGACGGAGATATTTTAGAAGTAGAATCATCTACGGCTGTAGAAATAGATTTAGGTGGTGAAAAGACTACCGAAGACTATAAAGAAAAAGAAGAAGATCCTAATTTAAAAGAAGAAGATTCTAATTTAAAAGAAGAAGATTCTAATTTAGAAATTGAAGTTGTCGATGACACTCCAGAGGGAGACCAAGGCAAAGAGCGTTCTATTGATGAACTGCCTACTATTGATGAAGAGGAACTGAATAAATACTCTAAAGGCGTTCAAAAACGAATAAAACAATATACAAAAGGTTTTCATGACGAAAGAAGAGAGAAGGAAAAAGCAGTTCGTGAGAGAGAAGAATTAGAAAACGTAGCTAGGAATTTACTAGGTGAAGTAGATAAACTGAAAGGTACAATAAACAAAAACCAAACTATTTTACTTGACCAAACTAAAAAAGCTGCTACTGTTGACTTAGAAAATGCCCGTAAAGCATATAAAACAGCACATAATTCAGGAGATTCAGATGAATTATTGATTGCACAGGAGGCGCTAACCTCTGCGAAATTTAAGATAGATAGGCTAGATAGTTTTACTACGCAGAGAGAAAATGAGGCAAATACACAAAAGCCTACAACGCCAGCGCCACAGGTAGATCAACGTGCTAAAGATTGGGCAGCAAAGAACACTTGGTTTGGTGTTGATGACGAGATGACTAGTTTGGCTTTGGGATACCATAGTAAGCTAGTCAAATCAGGCATTGACCCAAAAAGTGACGAGTATTATGATAAGATAAATGCTCGCATAAAACAGTTTTTCCCAGAAGAGTTCAAAGGGGATACTGCTAGTAGAGAGGTAAGGCCGAGGAGAGCAGATGATGTAGTTGCCCCCGCTACGCGGAGCAGAGCGTCTAATAGGGTGAAGCTTACCCAGACACAGGTAGCTATAGCTAAGAAACTTGGAGTACCACTTGAAGAATACGCTAAACAAGCGTTAGAACTAGGGAGAAGATGAGATGGCTAAAAATAGAGTCGAGAGAAATAACGATACGAGGGAAACTTCAACACGTAAAAAGTCTTGGACTCCACCTGAAGTACTACCCGACCTCAATGAGGAAGCGGGATATAGTATGAAATGGGTGCGGTTAAGTACATTGGGGATTTCAGACCCTACCAATATATCTTCTAAATTACGTTCAGGTTATGAAGCTGTACGGTTGGAAGACCATCCAGAAGCTATGTTAAATCAAACCGAAGACGAACGGTTTAAGGATAATATAGTTATAGGTGGTTTAATGGCATGTAAAATGCCCACAGAACTCGTTGAAGAACGCAACGCCTACTACAACCAACAGTCTCAACAACAGATTGAATCTGTTGATAACAACTTAATGAGAGAGAATGATCCGAGGATGCCCCTCTACCAAGAGCGGAAATCTAAAGTGACTTTTGGCTCAGGAAACTAATTAATTTAAAAATTTTAAGGAGATTAACGCATGGCTACTACATCTAGCCCCTATGGGCTGAAACCCGTAAAACGTGCTGACGGAATGCCTTATGCAGGCGCTGTTACGCATTATCTTATAGACTCTGCTGGCGTTGCCAACAACATTTTCACAGGCTCAGTCGTTCAGTTGACCGCTGCTGGGTTTGTTGAATTGGCTGATGGCACAGGCAAAGACATTACAACCAATAACTTTGGAGGTTCCAGTATTGGCGCCCTTGGAGTGTTTATGGGTTGTGATTATGTAAATACTGAAGGACAGACAATGTATAGCTCGTACTACCCTACTGGAACTACTGGTGTTGTACATGCATATGTTGTTGATGACCCAAATGTAGTTTTTCAATGCCAACTTGATGCTGTAAGTGGTCAGGATGATGTTGGGACGATTACTGGGTTTATTGCGGCACAACACGCTACTACATCAGGTAATACCGCCACAGGTAATTCAACGATGGCGATAGACGCCACTGTACAAGTAACTGTTGGTGGGCTATTAATTCTTGGGTTTGTTGATCCGACCGTAGTTACGGAAGCTTTCCCAGACGTATTAGTTAAATTCACTACTGGTGGGCATCATCTTATGATGAACACTGGTGTATAAGGAGATTAAATAATGGCTATTTCAAGAGCACAATTACTCAAAGAATTGCTGCCGGGACTAAATGCATTGTTTGGTCTTGAGTATGCAAAATATGGTGAAGAGCACAAGGAGATTTACGAAAATGAATCTTCTGACCGTTCTTTTGAAGAAGAAACTAAACTGTCTGGTTTTGGTGCAGCCCCTGTTAAGGCAGAGGGTTCAGCTATCGCATATGACAGTGCACAAGAAGCATGGACGGCTCGTTACAATCACGAGACTATCGCAATGGGTTTTTCACTTACCGAAGAAGCAGTAGAGGACAATCTGTATGGTTCCTTGTCTTCTAGGTATACCAAAGCATTAGCTCGTGCTATGGCTTACACCAAACAGGTGAAAGCAGCAGCGATCCCAAATGCAGCTTTTACTGCAGGTACTACCTACGGTGATGGTGTTGTTCTGTGTAGTACTGCACACCCGCTTGTTTCTGGTGGCACTAACTCAAACCGTCCTACTATTGCGGCTGACCTTAACGAAACTTCGTTAGAGAATGCTGTTATTTCAATAGCGGCTTGGACTGATGAACGTGGTCTTTTACAGGCTGCACGTCCTAAAAAGTTAGTTATCCCACCAGCACTACAGTTTGTGGCGACTCGTTTGCTAGAGACTGACGGTAGGCAGGGTACAGGTGATAATGATATTAATGCCCTACGGAATAACAATAGTATTCCCGGTGGATATACCATTAATCACTTCCTGACTGACACAGATGCATGGTTCGTGCTTACTGATGTACCAAATGGTCTGAAGCACTTCACCCGTACCAAGATGTCAACTGGTATGGACGGAGACTTCGACACGGGTAATGCTAGATACAAGGCTAGAGAACGATACAGCTTCGGCGTATCTGAGCCACTGGGTATCTACGGTAGTCCGGGAGCGTAAGAAGTAAATTAGTACCCCCTCCGAGTGAGGGGGCTTTTTAAATATATTAATAAGAGGAATTAATTATGGGTACAGGTATAAAAGAAAGTATTTACCACAGTCCACTTTCTGAACAAGAAGTATATTCATACCGTTCAGGAGTTCCACTAATCCCGTCGTCAGAGTATTCTATATTTTTTGATGACCTCTACGGGGAAACTGCGTCAAACGCATATCCCGGTACAACTGCTATTATTGATACTGGCGCAACTATCGCTGGTACTGAAGTTGATGACATCAGTGAGAATGGAGCTATCCGTATTACAGACGCAACTGCCTCCGAGGGGGCTGCGTTATTTTGGCCTAGAGGCATTCAGTTAGGCAATGGTGACAAGTTTATTATGGAAGTTCGTGTACAAACATCCGATGTTACAGATAACGCGTTACAGTTTGGTCTTTCTGATTTGACTTCAGTTACAAACCCAGAGGACTTATATACCACAGCATCAGCTAATCTAATAACTTTTGGTATTTTAGATGGTGATGCCACAGTAACTATGCTTTGCGACAAGGATAACGCTGGGGCTGCAGCTAACTTAGGGAGTATTGATCTCTCTGCTGCTACATGGCATATATTAGCTATTGAGGTTTATGGCACAGCAGCTTCTGCTAACATGGGTGTTAAAGGCTACGTAGATGGCAAACTGGCAATTACGTGGGACACCGAGACGGAAATTCCTGATGATTTGGTGCTGGCTCCTTTTATTGCTATGGTAAATGGTAATGGTGGTGGTGGTAACACTTCTGATTGGGATTATGTTAGGTGGGCTATCAAACGTAACTAAAAATTTTACAATTCATAGGGGGTAACTCCTAAATATGCCCCCTGAAATATGGGGGCTAGTCTTAAGAACACGAACAGGGGCAAGAACATGAGAGACTTTAGAATTGATTTAGATTTAGCTACATCAGACCCTGATGGCATATGCGATAACAACGCTAGTAACAATACAACCACAACCATGCTTTTAGACGGTGTGCTTACCTCAGGTGGTACTTTTACTTCCGCAGATGGTTTATCACGTCAGCTAAGCATTACAGATACTGCTACCCAAGACCAGTCAGATTCTACTTTTACTTTCACAGGTACGGATGCTGATGGTAGAGCACAAACTGAAGATTTAGCCGGGCCGGGTTCCGGCGCTACAGTGAATACAGTTAAGCGCTACCTCACTATTACTGCTATCGCTGTTGCTGGTGGTGATTCTGGTGATACAGTAGATATAGGGACTTCTACCGGAGGTGTAGCCTGTTGTAAAACTTTCCCTCTTGATTGGCGGGCTGGGTATGCTGCGGTTGCACAACTGGATATAACTGGAACAGCGAATGTTGATATTGAGGTTACGTTACAAAATCCCTTCCAGAACGATGCTGCCCCATTTACTATAACTGACCAAGAAGATTTAGCTTGGATTAATGACGCTAATTTCACAGGGGAAACAGCAGATATTATAAACCCCCTATCAACGAATGGTATTAAGGCTATGAGGGTTGTTGTTAATTCTTTTACTACTACAGCCGAGGCTCAAGTATACGTTTCTCAACCTCTTTAATAGGAATAGATAATGGCTACTTCAGGTACTACAGCCTTTAACCTAGACTTCACGGATATAGCGGAAGAAGCGTGGGAACGTGCTGGTAGAGAATTAAGGTCAGGGTATGACTTAGCTACGGCTAGACGGTCTATGAATCTGCTTACTATTGAGTGGCAGAATCGTGGTATTAATTTATGGACAATAGATAGTGGTCAGTTAAGCCTAGTTTCTGGCACTGCTCGCTACGCTATGCCTAGTGATACCATAGATTTATTAGAACAAGCCATACGCACTAACGATGGTACTACTGCTACCCAGAATGATGTGCTTATACCTAGGATAAGTGTTAGTACGTACGCAGCCATACCAAATAAGTTAACTACTGGTAAATCTAGTCAGGTTTATGTAGAGAGGCTGTACGATGCCGTATATGTAAATCTGTGGCCTGTACCTAATAACAGTACTGATATATTCCAATATTGGCGCCTGCGAAGGGTTGAGGACGCAGGTAATGGTGTGGAAAACCCAGACATGAATTTCAGGTTCTATCCGGCTTTAGTTGCTGGATTAGCCTACTATATCAGTATGAAAGTCCCTGAGCTTATAGATAGGGTTCCTATGCTAAAACAAGAATACACAGAGCAGTTTCAGTTAGCGGCTGAAGAAGATAGAGATAAAACATCTGCTAGGTTTGTGCCGAGGATAGTACGATGAGCCAAGCTTTTGCATAAGGGAAAGATGCTATAGGTGAATGTGATCGTTGTGGATTTCA